AGGATTAGCTTATGTTATTGCAAGGAGTATATTACAAAAAGGGATGCGACCTCAACCTTTTTTAATACCTTCGTATGAAACGGAAAAGCCAAAATTAATACAAAGACTAAAAAAATTGTTAGATGTTAAATCCTAATATAGAAATAAAAAAGTGGTTTTATACTAACTTGACAAGTGCGAGTGGATTGGTTGTTTACGATGGTTTTGCTCCAGAAGGTGCAGGGGATGAGTATATTGTAATGACAGGTAGGACATCAAGCCAAGATCAAGGCAAAGCTGGATACACAAATAGTATTAGCATCACAGTTGATATTATTACAAAAAATGCTAACTTTGGTTATAAACGTGCTGAAGCTATAAGCGATTTGATATTAGAAGATATAAACTCGGATACAACAATAACCTTATCAAATGGTTTTGGTGCATCAAGTTTAAGTGTAGAAAGTATTAGAAATTTAGATGGCTTAAATCCTTTAGATAACGTTTTTAGAGTATTGATAACTTATAACATAATAATAACTCAAATTTAAAATTAAATAAAATGGCAGAAACAAAAGTAAGCGGTAGAGATTATATCCTCTTAGCTGACATAAACAATGATGGTACATACAAGGCAGTCGCTTGTTTGACTACAAACTCTTTGACATCAACTAATGACACAATTGATGCAACTTCTAAATGTGGCAACGAGTACACTCCAGCACCTTCTTTTTCTCAATCTTTTGAGTGTGAAGGTTTTGCAATTGATGAAACAGGTACACCATCTAAAGATAGCTACCAACAATTATATGCTGCTCACGCTGCTAAGACTTTATTCGCAATTAAAATGGGAAGAGCAACTCCAGTTGCAGGTGATGTTTATTATGGAGGTACTGCTACAAGTTTAGTATTTATTAGCGATTTCGGTGTAACTGCTGACGATAAGGATGATGTTAAATTTACTGCAACTTTCGTAGTAAGTGTTCCTCCTATTGCACAAACTGAAGTACCAGTATAAATAAAATAAAAAACTATGTTTGAATTAAAGACTGACAACAACACAATCCACCTAAAGTGGGGAACTTGGGCTATGAAAAGGTTTTGCGAATTAGAGAATAAGAATCTAATGCAGCTAATTGAAGTTTTATCTGGAGGGGTTTATGACTTAGATACAATCGTTCATATAGTACAAGCCGCAGCAGAAAGTGGATGCAAGAGCCTTAAAAAGCCTATTGACTTTGATGAATTTGAAGTGTGCGAATGGATAGATCAAGTTGGTGGGTTATCTGCAAAAGATGGACAATTGGTTGAGTTTATGAAATATATGCAAGACTCAATGACTCCAGATTTAAAGCCAGAAAAGGAAACGGACGAAAAAAAAAATTAGGGTTTTATAGTTGGGACTCAATAATTATTCTCGCTATTGAAGTTGGCTTAACGATTAACGAGTTTTGGCAATTGACGTGGCGAGAATTTTTATTATATAAAACGGCTTATCAAAACAAAGAGGTAAGGGAATGGGAAAGGACAAGAATGGTGGCTTATTTGATTTATAAAGTAAATACAAGTGAGAAAAGTCCAAAGAGCTTAAAATCGTTTTTCCCTTTGCCAAGTGATGAACAAGAAGATGATAAGCCTAAACTGACACAAGAACAATTGGCACGGACATTAAAGTTGTATGGAGTAAAATAATAAAATGGCACAAGAAACGTTAAAAATTACGATAACCGCAGACAATCAACAAGCGGTACAAAATATTCAACAAACAGTTACCGCAACAAATCAATTGGGTAATGCGTTTAAAACGTTGCCAAATACAAGTAATTCAGCTACTTATGCTTTATCAAACTTATCAAGAGTTGCGCAAGATGCTCCTTATGGATTTATAGGTATTGCGAATAACTTAAATCCTTTATTAGAATCATTCCAAAAGTTAAGTAAAGAGGCTGGAGGTTCTGGTGCTGCTTTAAAAGCAATGGCAGGTGGTTTAATGGGTCCAGCTGGTATTGGGTTAGCTTTGGGTGCGGTATCATCTTTAATAGTTGCATTTGGTCCAAAATTAGCTGATTTCATAAGTGGAACAACTGAAGCATCTAAAGCAGAAGATAAGTTTGCACAAAGTTTAAGAGATGCAAGAGCCGAAGCAAGTGAAACAGGAATAAGATTACAAGCATATTTAACAATAAGTCAAAATGCAAATGTAAGCGAAGAAAGGAGGGCAGAGGCATTTAAAGCGGTTGTAACTGAATTAAGTAAGGTGAATAAGGCTTATGCATCAACTATTACAACTGTTGACCAAGCAAGAGGAGCAGTTGAATTATATACACAAGCATTAGTAGCACAAGCAATTACTACAAGATATATTGATGAAATTGCTAATAAGACAATTGCTTTAGCTGAAGCCAATAAAAGAATAATACAAACAGGAAGGGAATATTACGCAACTTTAGAGTCAACTAAATTAGCAATTAATGGTTATGCAGATGCTTCGGTTTATCAAGCAAGTGCAATTGCTAAAGCAAAGGATGCTAATATTGATGCTCGTAATGAAGCATTGGCATTAAGAAGTGGAATTATAGGATTAAAAACTTCAGTAAATGATTTATATGTTGCTACATCAAATAATCCTTTCTTTAATTTTATTAAAGGAGCAGATGATACAACAAAAGCAACTGATAAAGCAACTAAAAGTGTTGAAAAATTAGCAAAACAAGCAAGGGTTTTAAAGGTTAGTACAACTCAAATTATACAAACCGAAAATGAAATAAAAACACCTGCAACACCAAATAAGCTAAGCAAGGATTTACCAATGTTTGCGCAACAATATAATGCTGAACAAATATTTAAAAATGAAGCGGCATTAAAAGCATACAATACTCAATTACAATTAGCAAACGGAATTACTGATACAATTACACCAGCATTTGAAGCAATGTTTCAAGCTATGGCAAATGGTGAAAATATAGGTAAAGCATTAGAGGAATCATTTAAACAAATTATTGCTCAATTGACTGCAATGATTATTAAGGCTTTAATATTTAAAGCTGTTATGACTGCTTTAGGATTGCCAACTGTAGGTGGAGGTGGAGGTTTAACAAGTTTGGCAAGTGATTTTGGCTCTACTCAAAATGGAGGTCAATTTGTATTACGAGGACAAGATTTATTATTGGCTACAAATAGAGCGCAAAAGGCATCAAATCTTAAAGGACAAAACATTAGTTTAGCATAATGGCATACGGATTAAGATATACAATAACGCAAGAATTAAGAGATGGAACATCATTAATAGTTAAGATATACGAAAAAAGCTATGTTGGTTCAACTGTTACTCCATATATAGGAACAAATGTTTCTTTAGTACCAAATGCTACAAATGAAGACCCAATTGCTTTTATAATATCTTCGCAGTTAAATGTGTCTTTTATTATATCAGATCAAGACGATTACGATAATTTCCCTGACTTATTAAACTTTGATGAAACAAAATATTACGTTGAATTAGTTATTGATAACGTAATCAAATGGAGAGGTTTTTTACTTAACGATTATCTTCAAGTTCCATTTACAACAGGTAACCAAGAAGTAAGTATGACTTGTATTGATGGACTTTCATTTTTAAGATACATATATTATGATGGTGATGTAAATGTAAATTCATTAATTAAATTAATTGACATTATTGGTATTTCTTTAAATCAATTGCCATTTGAAGATATGATATTTATTTATGCTTGTTGTTCTTACTATGCAGATGGAATGTTTGACAGAGGCGATGCTGGTGGCGATGAACCATTTAGTCAAACGTATCAATACAAAAGGGATTTTTATAAATTAGATTATTATACTATTTTAGAAAATATAATTAAGACTTTTGGTTGTAGGTTATTCCAAGCAAATGGCAATTGGTATATTTTGCCAATGAATCAACAAGCTGACACAATATATTATACAAGATATGTTGTTGAAGATGCGCCAACTGTAAGTGGTAATGGTATATTAACAAATACAATAAACATTCAACCTTATCAAGATAATAATGTTCATTTTGTAAATAATAGTCAAACCAAAATAGTAAGAAAAGGATTCCCAACTATTGAATCAACTTTGCCGTATAATTACGCTGCAAATTATATATATAATGGAACTTTTAAATTTACTACTGGTTCTGGTTCTACATTAAGAGCTAATGGATGGAGTGAGTTTGAGGTTGCACCATCAAGAGCAACTTTGGTTATTTTACCAGAAGATCAATCAAATAGATATGAAATATTTTATTTAGGAGGTGGTAATGCATATATACAAAACTATTTTGCATTGCCTACTGCTTATGAATATTTACCAAAAATGTATGGTACAAGTGCATCTTTATCTTTTGAATATCAATCATCAAATGCTGGTGCTAAAATAAGAGTTTATATAACTGCTTTTATTGGTGGAACAACATACTATTTAAAAAGTGATGATATTTGGAGTACAACCTCAAATTTTAGAGATATTACATATACAACATACAACTCATATATTTCAAGTAGTATAGAAATACCTATGGGTCTTTCAGTAGAATTAGGTGTAAATATTGAAGGATTAATAGGTGTTAAGTTTGAAGCAGCTAATGGTGCGGTTGGTGGTTATATAAGAAATGTAAAATTAACACAAGGAGAAGCATCAATTAAAGAAGTTGTAATAACAAGAAATATAGGTTCTACATCTCAAATAGCAACAGATATAGACATACCTTATAGTGCCATTTATCCATATCAAGGTGCATCACCAATACAAAATAATGTAGGTTTATTATTTGATGAAGATGGTGTTATATTGAGAGATTGGTACAGATACGGATATCCACCAGAAGATTTTGGTATGTTGGCTGAATTAATTATGCGTCAATATTCAAACTTACTAAGTAAAAATATAGCTACTTTAGAAGGTGATTTGGGAGCAATATCTGGAACAAATGGGTTTATTTATCTTGATAAAACATATACAATAGAAGATTCAAGTACAAATGCTTTGTCTTATAATAACAAGAAGTTTTTAATAAATAGGCTTACATCAAATCCTTATATGGATGAAACAAGCCAAATACAACTTTTAGAGATTACTATGGTTGATAATGCTTCTACTGCTACTGTTGATTATATTGGGGATGTTACCATAGAAACTCCAAAAAGATATTTTAATAATGCGTAAATTTGTAATATGGCAGCAGTAATTGGAAATAATGTTATGCTTTATTGGCATAGGACAGATGTAGACCCAGAGGTGGATGTTGCGTTTGCTTGTAGTACAACTTGTACTTTTAATGTAAGTGTAGATCAAAAAGAGGTAACAAGTCAAACAAGTGCTTGGTTTCGTGAATTTAAGAACGATATAGCTACTTGGAGTGTAACCTGCGATGGATTAATTACTTTGAGTGGTTTTTCTTATTTGTTTATGTTAGACAAGCAATTAGCCAGAGAACCAATAGAAATTAAGTTTGTGGTTGATAATGGAGTAGATGGATTGGTTATTATTAACGGAATTTGTAATATTACAAGTTTAGCAATAAACGCACCTCAAAAAGATGTGGCTACATATAATGTGAGCCTACAAGGTAGCGGAGCGTATAACACAACAGGAACAAGTGTAGACCCAGAAGGAATTATTATAGTAGGTGCAAACCCTGTTAAGACTAAAGGTTACACGGCATCTGGTGGCGAAACATCAATTACATTTGCTGACACGATTGGTTACAATTGTCTTTACGTTTCAAGAGGTGGTGTGGATGCACAAAACATTTTAACAAGTGGAGTTCCAACTGGCGATGATGTAAAGTTTGTGAGTGCGACAGGAGTTCTTACTTTTGGTAGAGCATTAGCAGCTGGTGAATATATTAGAGGATTATTTCAATAAAATATTATGAGTCAATTACAAGTAACAGGAGAAGCAAAAGTTAGGGATATACAAGGTCCAGTAGTGGCTAATAGTGGTGTTATAACTGCTTTAGATGGAGATGCTTCTCAATATGTACGAGGAGATGGTACGTTAGCGGATTTCCCTACATCAACAGGTGGTGGTAGTTCGGTTTCTTACTATCTTAACTCAAGTGTTTCACAAGGTACAATAGGAGGGGTTGCTTATAGACAATTAGGTAAAACACCTATTATTGGTGCTGGAACTGATATTACTATTTCGGCTAATGGATATGTAGCGAGTTACATAACTGATGCTAATGACCCAGCTTTATTAGAAGTACCAGCTGGTAACTTTAATTGCGAGTTCTATTTTAGTGTAAACTCTAATGCTCACAATCCTTTTGTTTATGCAGAGGTTTATAAATATGATGGCACAACTTTTTCTTTAATAGGTACAAGCGTTGGAGTTCCAGAGTATTTAAGTAATGGAACAACATTAAGTCCTTATTATTTTGCTATTCCAGTTTCTCAAACTGTTTTAACTATAACTGATAGAATAGCGATTAGAATCTATGTTAACGTAGATGGTAGAACAGTTACTTTGCATACTGAAAACGGACATTTGTGTCAAGTAGTAACAACCTTTTCAAAGGGATTGACTTCATTAAATAACTTAACAAGACAAGTACAATTTTTAGGCACAGGAACAAGTGGAACGGACTTTAACATCTCAAGTGTTACGGCTACTCATACTTTTAATTTACCTGTGGCTTCGGCTACAAATACAGGTAAGTTAAGTTCAACTGATTGGAGTACGTTTAATAACAAACAAGCTGCATTATCATTTACTGCTCCATTAGATAATACATCTAATACAATATCAATTCCAGCTGCATCTGCTTCTGTTGATGGATATTTAGATAACTTAGATTGGACTAAATTCAATACTGCTTATAATGATTCAATCATAAGTGCATCAGTTACAGGAACAACAACTAAAACTTTAACGCTTAATCAACAAGATGGTGGTACAATAACTGCTTCTTGGACAGATGACAATACGGATGCGGTTACAAGTGTATTTGGTAGGACAGGTGCAGTTGTAGCGGTTAGTGGCGATTATAATACAGATTTAGTTACTGAAGGAACTACAAACCTTTACTTTACAAATGCAAGAGCAAGAAGTTCTTTAAGTTTTACGGCTGGTAGTGGTGCTTATAACTCTACAACAGGAGTTATCACAATACCTACAAATAACAACCAAATCACAAATGGTTCTAACTTTATAACATTAGGTTCTTTAAGTGGAGGTACAGGAATAAGCTACAATAATACAACAGGTGTTATTACTAACTCTGCTCCAGATCAAACTGTTTCTTTAACGGCTGGTGCTGGGATATCAATTAGTGGTAGTTATCCTTCGTTTACGATAGCTTCAACGATTACTCAATATACAGATGCGTTGGCTCGTGCTGCATTATCATTTACGGCAGGAAGCGGTGCTTATAATAGCACAACAGGAGTTATTACTATTCCAACTAATAATAATCAAATTACTAATGGCTCTAACTTTATTACTTTATCAAGTTTAAGTGCAGGAGCAGGAATTAGTTATAATAATTCAACAGGTGTCATTGCATCAACAATAACACAATATACGGATGCTTTAGCAAGAGCAGCGATTAGTTTAACTACAACAGGAACGAGTGGTGCTGCGACTTATAATTCAACAACAGGAGTATTTAATATACCTAACTATGCACCTGATTTAAGTGGCTATGTTACTTTAGGTACTACTCAAACTTTAACAGGATTTAAAACATTTAGTGCGCCAATTGCAGGTGGTAGTGGAGATTATACTAATGTAACTTCTGCGCAATTAAAAATTAGTAGTGGTACACAAGATATATGGAGAATTCCTCACGTTAGTACAAGTGCAACACAAAGCGGTGTTTATAACTATGAAGCAGGTAAGCACGTTTATTGGGGAGAAGGAACAGATGGTGGCGATTATTATTTTAGAGGTAGAAATTTTAAAGTAACGTCAGATGCGGAAAACTTTTCGGTTAGTACTTTAGGAGCAGCTTATGTTAGAAGCACTTTGCAAGTTGGAGGAGTTGCTATTACAGGTAATTCTAATTCTTTTTATAATGCTACTACTGAAACAGCAGTCGCAATAAAACAAACTTCAGGAGGTGGACAAGTTGCTTTATCATTATGGAATAACGGAACTACAGGGGAAAATAGATTTACAAGATTTTTTACTGAAGGAACGGCTACTTTAAGAGGTACTATACAATATGATAGAACAACCGACAAATTAAATATAATTGGCGAAGGAGGCGGATTGTTATTTTCAGGTGCTTCTACATTCTCAAGTAATTTAACGATGGCTTATGGCGGAAATCCAAGATTAATTTTACAAGATACAGATGCGGGTGCGGGTAATGTTGGAATATTGTTTAAAGAAAGTACAAACGATAAATGGACAATAGCTTCAGCTTCAGGTAATCTTCAGTTTTTTAATGAAGCGACTGCAAGCAACGCAATCTATATAACTTCATCTAACAATATTGGGGTAGGAACTACCACAATTGGTGGAAGATTAGATGTAAGAGCAGCAGGAACTTCATCTTGGACTTATTATATTAGAAATGCAGCAGGTGGATATGGAGGTGGAATATATAATACAGGTGGTAATAATAGTCAATTATATTTAGCTACTTCTGCTGGAACTGACAATGTTGTAATTGCTGCAAGTGGTGATTCGTTTTTAAGAGGTGGTAATTTAGGTATTAATACAACAAATCCAATAGGTAGATTAACTATTTATGGCGATCCTAGTGGAGGTTCAGGTGATTATACAAATATGACTAATCCTTCATATAGAATACAAGGTGCAACACAATATTGGAGAATAGCTTATTTATCACCTTCTGCTAATATTTCAGGAGTATTTAATTTTGAAACAGGTAAAGATGTCTATTGGGGAGAACCAAGTGACACAGGTTTTTATAGGTTTAGAGGTAGAAGTTTAGTAGTAGGAAATACAGTTTCAGGAGGTGGGTCATTACAAGTAGATGGTAATGTAAATATTAATGGAGTATTTCAAATAAATGGAACTACTATTGGTGGCGGTGGCGGAAGTGGTGTTACAGGTAGTGGTACAACAAATTATGTTACAAAATGGACAGGTGCTTCTACAATTGGCAATTCAGGTATTTATGATGCAGGTGGTATAATTGGAATTGGTACTAATTCTCCTGCTATGAGCGCAAGTGCATCACAAGGCTTAAATATTAATAATGCTACATACATACAGCTAAGACTAAGTTCTAATGTTGGTAGTAATTCAGCAGGTATGGAGTTTTTCCCTACAAGTGGTGATAGATATGAAGTTCAAGCAAATCCTTCAAATCAATGGTTTGTATATAATAGAACTGCTGCTGGATATAGATTTACTATTCACGGTAATGGTAATATTACAATAGGTGCTGATACTGACAATGGATATAAATTACAAATTCTTGGAGGTAGTGCTTCTTTTGCTTATGGATATTTAAGCGTGTTTAGAGGTTCAAGTGCGCCAAATGATATTTTAGTAGGTAATGATGGTAATAGATTTTATATTGGTGGTAATGCTTATGTAGTTGGTTCTGTAACTGCAACGGGCGGTTTCTTTGATACTTCGGATAGTAGATTAAAAATTGTAATTAAAGATTATAATCAAGCAAAAGGAATAGAAAAAGTTGAAGCAAGACTATACCTTAAAAACAATAAAAAAGAGTTAGGTTACTTTGCTCAAGATGTGGAAGAACTATTACCAAGTGCAGTTAGCAAAGGAGAAGATGGATTCTTAACTTTATCTTATAGTCAAGTACATACTGCAAAAATTGCTTACTTAGAAAAAGAGGTGGCAGAATTAAAAGAACTTATTAAATCTTTATTATAATGCCTTGGGTAAGTTTAGCAAATAATCAAGCGGTTACTTATAACAATCTTTGGGATGCGGTTAATACGGGTGTTTTTATACAAAAGCAACCTATACCAACTTCTACTGAATGTATTACAAAAGCCGATGCAAATGATTATGTATATATAAATACTTCTTATGCTTCTTACGCTGCAAAAGCATCTAATCAATTAATTGTTAAGCAAGATTTACAAGCTGCAACTCCAAGCAATGTTATTGTTTATACTCCTTCAACTGGAGTTTATCCTTTAAGTGGTAGCACATCTGTTTCTACTTCTGGAACAATTACAAGCTATTATAGTTTTGATGTTTACTTGTATGTTGGTTTTAATAGTGCAGGACTAAATAGTGGTACTGTAAATAATGATTCTATGCTAATTGTTCCTCAACCAGCAAAAAGTATTAGCGGTGCAACAATTACTTCTTTTGGTCAGGTAATAACTTCTGGCATTGCACAACGATATATATTAACTCCAAGCACTACATATACTATAACCTTAACAAAAGGAGATTTATTAGGTGGTGGTAGTACATTAAGATTTTATTATTCACTTTGTGATTTATGCGTACAATTTCCTTTATAAAATAAAAATAAATAAAAATGAAAACAATTCAACCCGTATTAATTTGGGACAATGGAGTAAACTTAGAAGCTAAAATATTAAATGCTTTTGCAGTAAATGTAACTTTAGGAACAAGTGCAATTTTTTACTATTCTTTAATGGAAGAAAATGCAGATGGTAGTCAAGGTTTTGAAATAAGATATGGTAATTTGACTATGAAAGGCGAAGCGTATGCACAATGGGAAGTAGATTCTTATGCTTGGGATTGGGTAGCTGCTCAACTTAACCTAACAATCACAGGTGATTATATACCACCAGTACCTCCTCAACCAGAACCAATTGTTGAAGAAAATATAGAAGAATCAATTTAATTCAATATTTAACTATATTTGTATATAAAATAAAAACTATGATAACAATTAATCAAGAACAAATCAAGGAATTAGAAGCGTTTATCAACACTATCCCAACTGCGTATGGTTTACCATTATTGCAGTTTTTGGGTAAGTTAAATGCAGAACAAAATCCACCACAAGAAACAACTGAAGCGTAATGGTACATAATAGCAATCAATCGGACTTATTAACTATTGTTAGCGGAACATCCGCATTTATTAGTGTTGCGAATGTGCAACCCATAGTTTCACTTATAGCGAGTTTGATTGCTATTGTTTCTGGTCTTTTAGCTGCAAGATATTACATTAAGGCTACCAAAAGATTCAAGTAATGAAAGAGGTAGTAATCGTTCTATTAGTGGCGGTTCTAATCTTTTTTATCGGAAGTGAGGCACGATACACCAAAAGTGAACCTGTAATCTTAACTGATACAGTTTACCAACAGAAAACTTTTACTAAGTTTATAAAGGGAAATTCAATCCCTTTTGTAGTTTTAGACACAATTTACATAGTTGATAGGGTTACCGACACAATTACAATCGTTAAGGATTATAACCAAGTAAAGGTTTATTCCGATACTATGCGCATAGATTCTATTGGATACGCATACATTCAAGACACAATCAGTCAAAACAAGATACAAGGCAGAGGTTTTAGTGCCAATTTTAACCTACCTACGATAACAATTACCAAACTAATAGAGCAAAAGTCAAAGAACCAGCTTTATTTGGGATTTATAGGCGATTTAAAGCACTCAAACGGACAAATTGGTATTGGCGGTTCAATTGCCCTTAAAACGGCTAAAAACACCTTATATACGGCAACGGCAACAATGAACGGATATTCTTTTGGATACTATAAAAAGTTTTAATATGAAAAAGTTTATTATTTCAATGTTTAGTGATGAAGTTGGTGCAATGAGCCATAAAAGGATTTTGGCTTTTATTGGTGCTATTTGTCTTTATACAACTTTTGTAATTACTAAAAGCGACCATTTAGGGGATTTAGTATTTTATATGAGTATGGCATTTGCAGGTTTAACAACTATTGATAAATTCAGTAAATAATGGAAAACAACGAAAAAAGAGCATTTGCAATTGGTTTTGTATTGTGGGTAATTGGATTAGTTTACTTTATAAATCAAGTAATATGATCTCTAAGAAGGCAATTGAAATGATTATTAAACACGAGGTCGGAGGTAGAGCCGTGTACGAAAAAAGATACCAAAAGCCTATTTGGGCTGGAGGCGATAGCGGATGTACGATTGGTCTCGGCTATGATCTTGGCTATGTAACCGAAAAGCAGTTCTTTAGCGACTGGGATGGCTTAAATTTAAACTTTATTAATGCGTTAAGAAAAGTGGTAGGGATAAAAGGTGAATCGGTTAAATCAATGATGCGTGGCGAAATACTACAAGTTAGGATTCCGTACAATTTTGCCTATGATGTATTCGTTAATAAGTCGCTACCTAAATACTATGCTTTGACTAAAGCTATTTATCCAGAACTTGATACTTTAAACGAGGACACAAGAGGTGCGTTGGTTTCAATGATATATAACAGGGGTAATAAGTTAGATGGCGATAGGCGAAAGGAAATGAGGGCAATAGTTAATCTTGTGGCAAAAGCTGATTACGAGGGGATTGCTGACCAAATAGAAAGGTCTAAAAGACTCTGGGAAAATGTAGGACTTGATGGACTTGTAAAAAGAAGGGAGGAGGAGGCAGACTTAATTCTAAACTCACTAACCTAAAATAAACCTATGGCAACAACAAAAAAAGGCGGAAGTAAAACCACAATGAGTGGTCAAATAGTATTGGACTATTTAGCTAAATATCCTCAATGGATGCCGTCTAACACTTTAGCTTCTTTGATTATGAAGGAGCAATCAGCACACTTTGACAATCAAGAAAATGTACGTTATTTGGTACGTTATTATAGGGGTAAGACTGGCGAAACTAAAAGTGTAAAAGGAACTAACAAACAATTTATAGAAGATTTTAAGCGTACTGCTTCAAACTTTGTGCAGCCACCTACTTGGGTAGAGGAAAAGGTTGTTTACTGTTTGCCGATAGGAATTAAAAAGATGGGTTTTATAAGTGATCTGCAAGTGCCATTCCACGACCCTAAAGCTATTGAGGTTTGCTTTAAATACTTACAGGAACAAAAGATTGATTCATTATTTATCAATGGTGATTTGGTTGACTTTTACCAATTAAGTGATTTCCAGAAAGACCCAAGAGTAAGAAAGTTTGATGAGGAACACGAGGCAATAATTGAGATGCTTGGATTTATAAGAGCATCATTTCCTTTGATTCCTATTTATTACAACTTAGATGCAAATCACGAGTTTAGGTACGAAAGGTATATGAGAACCAAAGCTCCAGAGTTATTAGGGTTAAACGGCAAGTTTGATATTGAGGAAATATTGATGCTAAATACTTTTAACATTATTCCGATTAAAAACATAGACCACGTTAAGTTTGGAAAGTTACCTATCATTCACGGCGATACTACATTTAGAAGGGGTAGCGGTGTAAACCCAGCTAAAACTTTATATGATAGAGTTAAGCAGTCGGCAATAGCTTCGCACGTTCACCAAGTACAGTCTTACACAACCAAAAATCAGTTTGATGAAGAAGTCTTTACTTGCTGGACCACAGGTCATTTGATGCATCCTAACGTGGAATATTGTAAGCACGTTGATAATTACTCACAAGGGTTTGCGATATTAGAAAAAGATGTTGAAGGTTACTATTCGGTGCAAAATAAAAGAATCTATAAAAACAAAATTTTCTAATATGAGATACCCTAAAAACTTTGCAAAATTGACACCAATACAACAAGAGCAATGGTTAGTTACTAAACTAATTGAATTGCACAACTTAGAACAAGAAATCAAGTTAACATTAGGCAAGATAAGAGGTGGTGAGAAACTTATATTTAAAGAAATAGACAGACCAGATTTAGCTTTATTGAAAGATGAAGATTAAAGTAATATATCGCAAACTTGGTAGGGAACAAGCTCACGGCATTGCTGAAAGTGATGGTGTAGTTTATATTGACTCACGGCTAAAAGGCAAGAAGCAGCTTGAAATCTTATTACACGAGTGCTTACACATCCTCAATCCAATGGATGATGAAGATGCAATTATTGAGAAAAGCGTAACTTTATGTAAGGTTCTTTGGCAACAAGGATACCGAATGGTTGATAATTCTAACGATACACCATTACAAGATGGTTCTAAATAGTTGTTCGTTCATAGTTCCTCACCCCTAAAAAGGTGGGGTTTTTTATATATATTTGCAATTCATATTGGAGAACTTAGGTTTAACCCCCATTTAGTCTTATTTGGGGGTTTTTTATGCCATTTATCCTTGTTATTTGCCGTTCATCACATTTATTTAAAATAATTGACTTGTTTGATAAAGTTATAAGGTTTTACCCTATCTTTGAATCCTAAACCAAAAACAATCAATATGAACAGACTAAAAACTCCACAAGAGAAAGCAAACGAACGCTACAAAGCTGAAAGCATCAAACCGATTTACGCATTTATTATTGTATGCGTTGCATTTTTAATTACTGCAATCCTTCAAAACATTTAACTATGAAAACACCAATGCAATTACTATTAGAGTATATTAAAACTGCTCACACCTTTACATTCCTTCCAGAACAATTAGCTAAAACTATTGAAGAAAAGTATTTGCCAATGGAAAAAGCTGATCTAAGAAATGCGTTTGACAATGGCGAAATAAACGTATGGAACGGCAAAAGAGATGAATCTTTTGAATTTGAAGGTGGTATGGACTATTATAACAAAACCTATAAAAACTAATTTATGAACGCAATTGAAATATTTATTTACACATTAGAAACTAAATTAAAGACAATGCCAAGTGGCTATGTAAAAGAAACAGTAACCGCCTGTAAGGAATTAGCCGAAGGCATAAAAGAAATCTATGAAAACCCTAATAACAACATTAGTAACGAATCAAATCAAGACTAACCTACAAACCGAAGCCGACTCAAAAGGCATAACATTAAGTAAGTTGGTTTATAAAATCCTAAAACAATATGAGCAAACTAATCTATCAAGAGAAACAACTAAAGTTGCACAAAAGAGCAACAATCCTTCTGGAACTGCTAAAACAAGCACAGGGAAGGCAAAATCTATTTGAGGCTGATCTTGCTGAATGGAGGCGAGGCTTGGATGACACAAGGACAATGATTAGCGAGGAAGATTTACTAATTAAGATTGCAAGAATGAATGACATCCAGCGCAGAATCCTTAAAAGTTACCATTACCTTATTCTGGACCTTTATACCTTAACAGAGGACTTTATGTTACCAATAAACCTTTTACATTTCTAATGAAAGAAGTACACAAAACGTATATGGCAGAACTTGAAATAGAGGTTTTGCGAGAAAAGAACAAAGAACTAAAAAAAGAAATAAACAGGTTAAAAGACCTATTAGATCAACATTTAAACATAAAAACAACAAGAATGGACAAAGAACAACAAAAAGAGTTTGCGATTGAAATAGCCGAAAAAGTGTGCAATTACTACCAAATTAAGTATGGACAAATGATGTCCAAATATAGAGGCGAGGAAGTTACTTTGGCAAGGCAAATGACAATGTATTTGACTAAGGAAAAAACCGAATTAAATGGCGAGGAAATAGCACAAATCTTCAATAGGGATAGGACAACAGTTTTGCACTCAATCCAAAAGATTAAAGGTCAATTGTCAAATAAGTTTGATGATACCATAAAAAAGGATGTTTTCAACTTAAATGTGCTTATTTAATTTGGTTATTAACACCAAAGTAGTTAATTTTAAACTCTAAAACCAACCAATATGAACGAACAACAACTGGCTAAAAAGCCACAACTTTCGTACACGAAAGATCAAGTAGAGTTAGTAAAATCACAGATTGCTCCAGAGGCAACAGTTGATGAACTAAAACTCTTTCTTTACCAAGCCCAACGCACAGGACTTGATGCGTTATCAAGGCAGATTTATTGCATCCACAGGAACGTTAAAACGCAAAACGGATGGACTAAAAAAATGACCATTCAAACAAGTATCGATGGCTTCCGAGTAATCGCTGAACGTAGCGGAAACTATGGTGGACAAAGCGAACCAATCTTTGTAGAACAAGATGGAAAGTTAATTTCTTGTAAGGTTTCAGTATTTAGATTTCACGGAGAAACAAGGTATGAAGCATCAGTAGGTGT